ATTCGTAGTCTGGGTCACACAAGAGAAGGAGGCCACTTATGGCTGATGACAAGAGTCAAGCTGAAGTATCTATCATTGATACTAACCAGCCTAAAGGTCTCCACGATGGACTTAGTAACTTAGCAACCGGACTTGGTGGCGCTAAGGACAAGTCACAATACAATCGTTGGGATCACTCTGGTGCTAACTATGACTTCACTGCTCTCTCTGTACGTTACAGGGAAGACTGGTTAAGCCAGAAGGTTTGCCAGATTGTACCGCAAGACATGACACGTGAGTGGCGTGAATTCCAAAGTGATGCTGGCGCAGAAGCCGACTCAATCTTTGAGGTTGATCGCATGTTCCGTGAAGCTTACAAGTGGGCTAGACTGTACGGCACATCCTTTATCGTTTTAGATATTGATGATGGTCGTCAGGTTGATAAGCCCGTAAACTGGAAGAACCTGAAGCCGGGGTGCCTACGTTCAATGAATGTTGTTGACCGTACACGTATCGTAGCAACAGGTGATATAGATCAGAAGCCTATGTCCGTTACATTCGGAATGCCTGAACACTACCAGTTTGTAAACCAACCAAAAAGAATACACAAATCTAGGCTCATACGCTTTGAAGGAACTGAACTTCCTATCTACGAGCGCATGAGAAACCTCTGGTACTCAGACAGCATACTGATACCTTTGATGAAGCAGATAGATAACTTCCACACTGCCTCCTTCGCTGCGGCGCAGATGGTACAGGAAGCTAACACTGACATCATCAAGGTAGAAGGTCTGGCTAGTATACTTGAGAGTGATCGTGGTACGGCAGCAATGCTCACCCGCTTCACAGACTGGAAATCTATTAAGTCCGTTTATGGTGTTTCTATACTTGACGCCAGTGAGGAGTACGAACAGAAGAAGATGCAGCTCTCTGGAGTAAAGGATCTGATCTGGGAATACTTAAAGATGGTTGCCGCTTCAGTCGGCATCCCCGCTACACGCTTTCTCTCAGCATCGCCTGATGGAATGAATGCTACTGGCGAATCAGACTTAGTTAACTATATCGAAACCTTGCAGGGTCTACTCAAGTCAATATTTGATCCACGGCTAATACCTGTCGATACATTATTGCAAGCTCACTTCGGGCTTAACGATACTGATATGGACTATGAGTGGAAATGTATCTTCCCAGAATCAAACGCACAGAAGACTGATCGTTTGAGGACGGAGAGAGACAGCATCGCAGTACTAGCAGACGCAGGTATTATATCACGTGAGTCAGCTCTTCAGGAGTTGAAAGACAGCGATAACATATCTCAGACCGCTACTGTCGGTGAAGACCCGAATAAAACACAAACCATAGGAGCACCAAACGGTGGATAAAATTACTGTATCCTTAGTTGACCGTATTAGCGTACCTACGGAACGTACCATGACTGACGCTGGTCAGATGCACGTTCCCTGTAAATTCGCCCGTACTGGATCACAGCTATACACAGCAGCACAACTCGGATTGGTTGATCGTGACGCAAATGAAGTTGTCTCAATCTTCCGTGATGAAGCTGATGTCTTCGATGAAGCATCAATGGATTCATTCCGTAGCGCACCTGTTACTCTGGGTCACCCAGTAGTTGATGGCGAAGCTATCTCTGTATCAGCTGAAAATGCAAAAGAACTCCAAGTTGGAATGCTTGAAGGTATGCCTGTACGTGATGAAGATACCCTTGGTGGTACTCTCATCCTGACCACACAAGAAGCTATTGACGCTCTTGAAGATGGCACACAGGAACTCTCCGCAGGCTACACTTGCGATATCGAAATGAATGACGATGGTGAATTCTTCCAACGTAACATCCGCGCTAACCACATTGCTATTGTAGCAAAAGGCCGTGCTGGATCAAGCTGCCGCATCTCTGACGAAGCACTTGAGCTTACTGCGACTGACGCTGAAGTTGTTGACGAAGAAGTAGCTGTTGAAGAAGTTATAGCTGAAGCTGTAGTTGAAGTAGCAGTTGAAGAGACTGAAGAAGTCGCTGTTGAGGCTGTTGAAGAAGTTGCAGTTGAAGAAACTGTAGAAGAAGCTGTTGCCGCTGAAGTTGTTGAAGCTGTTGAATCCATCGTTGCTGCTGATGAAGTAGCCGTTGTTGATCACTCAGTTGAACTGGCTGACGCTAACCTTCTGATTGACTCGCTGAAAGTTGAGCTGGCTGATGCCTTAGCTAACCTTGAAGCAAATGTCGTTGCACGTAGCAACGCTATTGAAAATGCTCGTCTGATCTCTGACCTCCGTGTTGAATCAATACTGGATAAGTCCGTTGAGCAGATCGAACGTATGGTCGTTGAAGACCAAATGCCTGAGAAAGATCTTAGTGAGAAATCTAGCGACTACGTGTCTGCTATGTTTGAAATCCTCATTGATGCTTCTAAAGGCGAAACTCCAATGGGTAAACTGCTGGGACTACAGAACATAGCTGACGCAACACCTGTTGCCAAGCCTGTTAACAAAGTCGCACAAGCCCGTCAAAATGCTATAGCCCGTTCCAAAAAGAGCTAAGCACAACCTCCATATAATAGGAATATCTTAATGACTATTCAATCTTTCGATCTTTACACTAAGAACGGATACGCTGGTGATCTGGTTGATTCCGGCCCACGTGTTGTTCAAACTGGTATCCTGACTTCAGCTACTGCTGGGTTCGGTGTTGCTATGAAGCGTGACTCCGCTTCTGTTGACCGTGGCGTTGCCTTGGGAAGCGAAGACGTTGCCGTTTTTGCTATCACTCAGCGTGAGCTGAACCACGAAGCTGCTAACCGCCCTTCTACTGGCGAAGACTTCCAGTACTACGAAACTGAGTCTGTATCTCTGATACGTCAGGGCTACCTTTACATTAAGCTGACTGGCGCACAAGGGATTGCTGCTGGCGAAGCTTTGCACGTTGACAAGGTAACTGGTGAGTTCAGTAAGTCTACTGTTGCTGGTAACGTTGTTGCTACAACTAACGTTGTTGCTGAAGAAGCTGGCATAGCTGACGACATCATCAAAGTACGTTTAGACATCGTATAAAACAATCTTAGCCCTCTGGCTAACCACTTATAATTAGGAATTTAATCATGACTAAGATAGTAAAAGCTTATGCTATTGATGAAGAGACACGTGAACTGCTTACCGATCAGCCTATGGTTGACGTTGAGCTGTCTGACGCTGTTGCTAACATCATAGCTTCCGGTCAAATGACCGATGACGAAGGCGTATTTTTCTCACGTCAGTTGGAATACATCCAAGCACAAAGCTATGACGTTCTGTACCCAGAACTGAAAGGCCGTGAGCTGTTCGCCCTCAACACTGAAGGCGGCGAAGGAATCAATTCTATCACTTACCGCAGCTACGATAAGCGCGGCGAGACAGCAATCATAGCTGGTAAAGCTACTGACCTGCCTCGTGGTGACATCTCTGGTAAGGAATACACCATTGCTGTACGTACCCTTGGTAACGCATTCGGATACAGCCGTCAGGAAATCGCTGCATCTAAAGTTACCGGACTTCCTTTGGAAGCTCGTAAGGCTGAAGCTACTCGCCGTTCATACGAAGAGAAAGTGAATCAGATCATATTCTTTGGTAGCCCCGAAGATAACCTCCAAGGTTTCTACCACGGCCCAGCTGGCGCTCCTGCTCTTACTTGTGACCGTACTGTTGTAGCTGGTTCAGAAGTATCTGCTGATCCCACATGGCGTGGCGATAAGACTCCTGATGAGATCATTGCTGATCTTACAACTGCTTGTGTTGCTATGTACGCTGACACAAAGATGTTGTTCAGCCCTGACATGATCATCATGTCTGTTGCTAACAAGCAGCTGCTTATGAACACTCCACGTTCTTTGCAGTCTGACATGAGCATCCTGAGCTGGTTCTTGGCTAACAACAAGTTCATCACTTCTGCTGATCAGATCAAAGATGTAAACGAAGTTGCTGGCATCTACCCGTCTGTTGCAGACGTTAACGTTCCCTTTGACCCTACTGGTCAGTCTGAGGAAGGTTTCACTGTTGTAGCTTCTGGCGCTGACAACATGCGCGTTCGTGAGCCGTTCCCTTACATGCACCTGCCTGTCCAGCTGAAAGGTCTGGAATTTGAAATCAACTGTTACGGTCGATTTGCTGGTGTTGAGATGATCCGTCCTGCTGCTGTTCAGCACTGGATGGGAATCTAAGCCTTAGGGTTTAAGGAGTCTCTCATGTTTGATTCGGCAATGGATCTCATGAAAGCTAGTGGCAGGGATGTCTTATTGGCATTCCTGCTAGTAACTATGGTTGCTGTTATGTCTTCACTGCTTGATGTCTCTACGGCTCAGGCAGTGATTATACACAAGCAAGACAAACACGACAGTGCTGCTGACTCCGTAGTTGAGATAAGCAACACTTTAGCTAGAATAGATTCTAACATTTTAAACAACTCAAAAAAGCTTGACGATCAAGCGGAAATTATTAAATTTCTTATTGAGAGTCATGTACAACACTGATAAATTGGAGAACCAATATGAAGATCAAATCTAATGTAGAATTCAACATGCGAATCATGGCAGCACATAAAACTGCTGGCAAGGATAGCAACAAAGTAGTAATAGGTGGATCAGCTCCTGAGTACGTTCTCGTACCAGCTGGTGCATCAGTTGAGTTAGGTGATGAAGCTTGGAAGAAGTTCGACAAAGCTGCACAGCCTTACCTTGCAAGCGGGGCTATGACTATGGTCGTTGCACCTGCTCTTACTGCTGAGGAAGTTGCCGCCAAGGAAGCTGCTGAAGAAGCTGCTGCCGAAGCAACACTTGCACGACTCGCTGAAAAGAAGAAACGCAAGACTAAAAAGGAAGATTAATACATGGCAACTCTCGCTGATATTAGAGCAAGGTTCCCTGAGTTTGCAGCAGTAAGTGACGACAGGGTTAACCTTTTCTTAGGCGACACTGCCCTCCTTATGGCTTCAGTTGATTCAGGTAAATGGCTTGACTTCTATGACCTAGCGCAGTCGTACTACACGGCTCACCTCATATACGTAGGTGAAGCGCAAGCTGCTGGTGATGGAACAGTTCAAGCTCCTACTAAGAAACAAGAAGTAGATGATGTGATAATCGAGCACGCAGTGTCCGGTGTCACAGCAACTATGGATGATCTACACAGTTCTTCGTATGGGAAGCGTTACATGCAATACCGCAAGCTTTGTCTTGTTGGGCCAAGAGGTGTGTAACTATGACCATGCAAATGCAAAAAGCTTTTAATGTACGAATGGAAACTACCCTTGAGCTGGTAACAATACCAGCTGGCTCCTATGACTCAGATAATAACTGGGTTCCGGGGGTTGGTGTTTCCTCTTTCATTAAAGGTGTATGTGTCGCAGGTAACAAGTTCTCCCAGTTCGATGAGGGTATTGCCCTTAGAGCAACTGACGGTGGAGCACGTTACGGCGACTACCGTAGTTTATATGTACGTGCAATGTATGAAGTTAACATTGGTGATAAGATCATCTTCCGTGACACCTACTACAACGTGCTACAGGAATCTGATGAATTCGTTTACGGGTTCAGCTCATTCTTACTCGAAAAATCTGACGCGGAGGATGATGTATGAGACAAGATGTACAGATAGTCCAAGCGATGGTTGACACAATGGTAGGAATACCACGGTTCAGTTATCCTGCCCGTCAGAACTTTGCCCCTAGACCTACAGGTGAGTTCGCTCACGTGAGGTTACTTGAAGAGTATCAGGTTGGGATTCCACAAGCCCAGCACATATTCTCTCAGACTGATTTAGAAACAACTTTTAGAACACTAAGCCCTAGTAAGCTACGCTTCAGGATTGGCGTAGTGGATACAGATGGTCTAGCTGCTACAAAGATAATGCACGGTTGGACATCACAGGCTATGAAAGCTTTAATGATTTCCTCTGGTTATGGCTTTATTAGATGTACACCCCTCAGCAATGAGGATGCGAAATTGGAGAAAGAATGGGAATACCGTCAAGGTTTCTCAGTTGAACTCTACACGACTAGAATACTGGAAGAGACCGTCAATAACATTAACGCACTGGAAGTATCAGGGCGATTTGTTACAGACACACAGGACGAACTTCTTCTTCAATTTAACATTAACGATTTATAAACAAAGGAAATAATCATGGCGATTGAAATAACAGAATTCGCTGACGTAAGCATTTCCGTTTCACCTGTTGGCGTTACAGCTGGTAACTTCGGTACACTTGGTTTTCTTACCAATGACGAAGATGACGCTATATTCCCCATAGGTGTTTCTGAGCGTGCTCGTACTTATACTAGCCTTGCTAGTGTCGGCACTGATTGGACTGCTTCTTCCGAAGTATACAAAGCTGCTACAGCTTTCTACGGACAGACACCTACCCCAATCAACTTTACAGTACTTATGACTTACAAAAATGA